ATGGGATACCATATTACGTCTGCTGCGCAACTTAGCGGCCTCGCAGGTTTTGCAAACGCTATGGCGGTTCAGCGACGCATCCGTTCCGCTGATGACTCAGGTTATCGTACTCCTTTGTTTGGTGATACTGATCCACTAGCAGTTGCAAGCAAATGGAAACGTCAAACAGTATCGAAGTTGTTTGCTGATTTAGAAACGGTAGAGGCTAAGAAAGTTGGCCCTTACTTTAATCGGCCGTTCGACGAGTGGAGTAGTAACCTGGGAAATTACTACAAACACGAGTTTCACGATTTCGACGACAAATGGTGGGAGAACGACCCTGAAATGCGGGACGCGGTGATTGAGGAAGTTACCGCGCTTACGAAATTGATCAAACGCAAACTCCGTCCTCTAAGTATACTCGAAGGATTCAGGATTAGTCGGAAAGGTACGAACCTCGGATTCCCCTACGTAACCAGTACGTGGTCGGAACAAGTGATAGGGCACTATCTGAGACGGGCCGATCTGCTCCTGAGCGGAAAAGATCCCACTCTCTATCCATTTATCATGTTCAAACGGGTACAACCGGGCGGGCCTGATCGAGAGATGGCGAAGCAGCGACCAGTGTGGGGTGCAGACCATGCTGAATCATTTGCAGGGATATCGGTTCTAAATCCTTTACTACGACAATTGTCTTTCACTGAGGAGTTTTCGCACCTCCTAGGTATTGACCAGCTTGAGTTGGTTCTAAAACGTGTTCTGCCTATCGCTTCATGGAAGTTTAGTTTGGATCTGGGCCAAGCGGACTCCACGTTCGGACCTAAATGGCAACGGCTGGCTCTTGAGATACTGTCGCAGCTAGTTGAAGTGGACGAAAGATACCTTCGTTCCGTCTTTAACTATTATTCAGAAGGCGAACTGCTAACGCCGGATGGTATATATGAGGGAATACACGGATTACCAAGTGGAGTAGCGTTCACTAACATTCTTGAGATCTTCGGATTTCGAGTTATGGCACGATATGCATTTAGGAAATTGCGCGTCAACGTGAGCCACCTGTTTCAAAACGGTGATGACGGGCTTTACCTAACATCCGATCCGTTCGAGCCGACTGATATGGCCGATATTTACCAACGTTATGGGCTAATTATCAACCCTGACAAAAGTGGGATGAGCAGTGACGATGCTTCTTATCTACAGAGACACTTTAGAAGGTCCTATAACTATCAGGCCGTTATGTCTACGAATCGTATGCTTGGACGCATCCTCTATAGTGAGAGAGGCGTTGATGTTGCTAAAGTTGGTATGAGCGTTAAGGATTATTGGACACTGAATACAATAATGAAGTTGGAAAATTGTAAACGGCATCCAGACTTCCATAAACTGGTTGATTTCGTGAGAGCAGGGGACGAAAGTGGTCTGAATCCACTGCCTATATTAGGTCGAGACCCTGTAGACATTGAAGGTTATTCTCCATTCGGCGAGAGTGTCTATGGTAACTCTGGTCTTCTTGAATTTGAGACAGTCAAGTACTTGATTCGAGGTGACCGCAAGTTTAGGGGCCTGCAGTCGGCTGGAAACCGTCCCAGAACATAACCTAAACGTACCTGCC